ACCGCCAGAACATCGCCGCCGAAGAGAACACGAACACGGAGAACAGTCTGATTCAGGACCGGACGCCGCTTAACAGCGACGAGTGAGTCGACCCCGCAGATTTTCAGTACACAAACACACATGACAGACGACTTGACCACGTTGGACGGCATCGGGCCAGCGATAGCGGAGCAGCTCCGCGAGTCTGGCTTCGAGACTGCCGAGGACGTCCTCGATGCGGATGTCGAGGAGTTGGCAGACGTCCACATGCTCGGTGAGTCGTCGGCGGCCGCGATACTCGGCAGTGACAAATCCGCACTCGGCGGCAGAGATTTCGAAATTGAGAAGTCCGACCACGACAACATCCTCCAGGCCGCCCGCGAGGGCAAATCAAAGCGTGGCTGTGCCCGTGCCGCTGGTGTCGGTAGAGACAGCCTCGACCGGTATCTGGACGCAAATGATGAGTTCCGCGACAGCTTCGAGCGCGCGCGTGCGCAAGGCGAATCGCGGCTTATCCGAGACGGGCTGTACGAGAAAGACGCCGACGCAAGCATGGCCAAATTCCTCCTGTCGACGTCCTTCGAATACGTGAAGACCGAACGCCGTGAACACGACGTCGAAGCGGACGTGACCCATGACTTCGCTGAGGGCTGGGAGCTGGTGGACGAATGAGCGTCCAGGTCAACTCGCCGTGGACGCCACACGCGGGCCAGAAACAGATACGCAACTCAGACGCCCGGTTTCGGATTATCGCCTGCGGGCGTCGCTGGGGAAAAACCGAACTCGCGGCCTACGAGGCGTCCGACGAACTTGGCGAGCCAGGGACGCTTGTCTGGTGGGTCGCGCCGACGTACGACATTGCTGACATTGGTTTCGAGGCGGTCAGAGACCAACTCCCGCCCGGCTCGATTGAAGCCAAGAAGCGGACGAAACCCAAGCGTTACGAACTCGCCAACGGGTCGACAATCTCGTTTCGGTCGGCCGACCGCGAAGACTCTTTGCGTGGCGAGGGACTCGACTTGCTCATCATCGACGAAGCGGCGATGGTCCCCAACCGCGCGTGGCAAAACGAACTCCGGCCAACGTTGTCGGACACACTCGGGGACATGATAGCGATTTCGACGCCGAAGGGCCGAAACTGGTTTCGTGAGTGGTTCGAGCGAGGGCAATCACCCGACCACGAGCACGTCGCGTCGTGGCAATCGCCAACATACGAGAACCCTCATGTCCCGGACGAGGAGATTGATGCGGCACGGACCGAGCAACCTGACCGGGTCTTCCGCCAGGAGTATCTCGCGGAGTTCGTCGACGAGTCGGGCGGTGTCTTCACGGACCTGGACGAGCGACTGTTCACAGGGAGCTACGACGTCGATGATGCAACCGGCACCGGGCCATACACCCACGGCTGGGACTTTGCCCGCCATCAGGACTGGTTCGTCGGCGTTGTGCTCGACAGTCAGGGCCGCGTCGTCCATTATCATCGCAGCCAGGGCGACAGTTGGCCCACCATCCAGCGGACTATCGAACAGGCAGCCGCGGAGTTTGAGGGGATTGTCGCACTCGATGCCAGTCGCGATAACAAAGTCGTGGCCGATCTCGCTGACAGCATCGGCCGTGGCCGCGTCGACCCGGTCACGTTCTCCCCGAAGCGAAAGCGAGAACTTATCGAGGACTTGATTGCGATGGTCGAGGCCGGTGAGTTAACCAGCCCGACGATTGAACAACTCCGTCACGAACTATCAGTCTTTGAATACGACGTGACGCCGAGCGGGACGGTTCGATACGACGCACCGGAGGGCTTCCACGATGACAGCGTTGATGCGCTGGCACTGGCGGCGAGCAACCTTGACCGCGTCTCGGCACTTCGACGTCGGCACGCGTCAACCGATAACAAATCAAGCGGTGTTTCATACTTATGACAGAGCAAGACTCACGGCCGAAGCATGGTATCGTCGGTGGCAGTGGCTTCGTCGAACAGACCCGCGAGTCACTCGGCGAAGAAGAAACAGAGCAAGAGGACAGAGACGATGACTAACGGGGCGTACACGCTGGGAACCGGCCAGGCCGCGAAAGCGTTTGAGCGCGTTGCCGAGACGACACAACTCGACGAGCGCAACGTCGGCATCACAATCGGGAACGGGATTAGTCCGCCATACCCGCCAGAACGCTTGGCCGCGACGATGGAGATGAACGGCACGCACGCCGTCGCCATCAAGAAAAAAGCACAGCGCGAGGTTGGCTTCGGGTTCGGCATTGTCCCACACGACCGCGTCGACAGTCCGAACGACTCAGAAAAGGACGTTGTCGAAGACTTCTGGTACGGCCGCGATTCAATCTGGAAAATCGGCCCGAAAGGCACGCCGACGACGTCGCCGACGGAGGTGTTCGAACAGGCCCGCCAGGACTATCGCGCAATCGGCTGGCTTGCCATCGAACTCATTTACACGGCCGACGACCGGCTGGCGGGGCTGGCACATCTTCCCGCGCGAACAGTTCGCGTCCGAAAAAACACCGAAGACGGAGAACGGCAAGCCGGTCACGGCTATGTACAGAAACTCGACGGTAAAACTCGCTTTTTCGCCGAGGCTGGGGACCGCGTCCGTGAGACGGTCGACGGGAACGACAACTCGATTTTCGTCGATAAGGTGTCGGGCGAGGTCACGCGCGAGCGGCCTGAGAATCCTGCCAACGAGATTCTGTTCATCCCGAACCCGCACCCGAACGCGCTGTACTACGGCATCCCGGCGTGGGTCTCGGAGATCGAGACGATTGTCGGCGACCATGAAGCGCGGCGGTTCAACCGAGAGTTTTTCGAGTGGGATGCGATGGGGCAGTACTTCGTCATCGTCGAAGGTGGCGAGCTGACCGAGAGTTCCCGCAAGGACGTCCGCGACCTTATCAAGGGACTGCGCGAAAACGACGGTCGTCGGGTAGCCGTCCTCGAAGCCACCGAACTCGTCGACGAGTCGCGCGTCGCCCCACACGCTGGCAACGACGTCTCTGACGTCACCATCAAAGTCGAGCAAATCCAGACACACAGCGAGGAAGACCAGGCGTTCACCGAGTACCGCAAGCGGAACGAACACGACATTGCGAAGGTTCACGAAATGCCGCCGCAGTTAATCGGCGTGATGGAGAACTCGAATCGGTCGAATATCAAAGAGGCCGTCCGCGACTTCACGAAAGAGGTCATCGAACCAGCCCAGGAACGGTTTGCGGGCCGGTTGTATCGCATTATCCACCAGCAAATCCTCGGCGTTGAGGACTGGACACTGGAGTTCGAGACGCGTGGAGCGGAGAACGAGCGCGAAGAGGCCGAAATCGCCTCGATTATTCTTGGCAGTGTCGGGCCAGCAACGACCGTCCGCGAAGCGCGCGAACTCGTTGGCCTGGAAGGTCAGCCAGACTGGATGGGCGACGCGGTCGCAAATTCGTATCTCAGCGAACTCCAGGGCACGCCCTCGCCTGGTGAAGCGCTCGAAACGGCGCTGGCAGAGACCGAGGCGGAGGCGATTGCCCGCGCGACCGCACAAACACGGATTCAAAACGGTGCTGTGGCGGACTCTGAAGCCAGTGCCTAATCCCCGACTCATGTGCCAACACTGCCAGCGCTCGAAGACCACTCGGCGTGTCCTGACGAAACAGGGCTTCGGACCTGAAGAAGAGCGTGCGTTCCGGTGGTGGCTGGATGAATACCGGGATGCGCTCGGCCCGGTCGAAGATGACATCGAGGCGTGGCTTGCCGGGGCGAGTGAGGACGACCTCGCATCGCTTGAGTCAATCCGTGCCGAAATCGAGAGTCGGGTCGGCAACTACGCCAATGACTTCGAAACCGTCTTCCGTGAGGGGTCCACCCGAGGCGCTCAGGCCGGTCGAGAACTCACCGCCCGTCGCCATCAACTGGACGTCTCGTTTGACGTCGTGCCCGAACGGACGCTTGACGTTCTCGACGGCTGGGTTGAGGAGGCAGCAGGGTCGACACTCGAAACCATCACAGAGGACTCGACGCGCTGGCTGCGCGGCGCGCACGAAGAAGGGCTGGACATCGACGACATTGCTGACGTCATCAACGACGAACTGTTCGAGGGCCGGCTTGAGGACCACGTCGCCGAACGGGCAGCACGGACGGGAACAGTCGCCACCTCGAACGCGGGGTCACACTCGGCTATCGAAGATTCCTCGGCCATCGCCGAAGAGTGGTTGACAAGCCTCGACGGCCGCGAGCGTGAGACGCACGCTGAGGCCAACGGGCAGATTGTGGCCGTCGAGCAGACGTTTCTCGTCGGTGACGCTGAACTCGCTCACCCCGGCGACCCAACCGCGCCAATCGGTGAGATTGTGAATTGTCGCTGTACCGTGGTCCCGCGCTTCTCAGACGACCTCCATGAGGACGAGGTCGAGGCGTTGGAGAACGGTGAGCGGTTGAAGCTCCTCGACAGCGGTGATGTGGCCAAACTCTCGGACGGGGCCACACTCGACGCGGTAGCTGTGTAACGTACTGACAGACGACAATGACCCCACGCCTCCCGCCGGGGCCACTGGGTGAGGTTCATACCGGCGTTCTCAGGACAACGATGACAGACACAGTGACGCGTCGAATCGACAAGCAAGTCGCAATCAAAGAGATTGACCACGACAACCGGACAGTCAGCGGGGCTGTCCTCGTGCCGTGGGAGGTCGACCGCCAGCGAGACTGGCTCCGGCCGGACGGCGTCGCGGCAATGTTCAACCCAGACCCGGATGACGGCGTCATGCACGCTGGTTTTCCGGCAGAGGCGGCAACGACCGAGCATCGCATCCTCGAGGAGCCGGAGACGCTCGGTGGCGAGGAGTTTCCTGCTGGGACGTGGGTCGCCGACCGGACGTATCACGACGACGAACTCTGGGGACTCGTCGAAGACGGTATTCTCCAGGGCTTCTCCATCGGTGGTGAAGTGACGCGACAGGTCGAGCAGGCCGCCGACGAGTTGCCCGAAGAGGTATCGTTCCCCGATGGCGTCGACGTCGGTGGCGCGACGGAAATCAAAAACGGGGCTGTCGAGGAGGTTAGCGATGTTGACATTCCGGCCGTCCCGCGCGCGATGTTCACGGCCGCGAAGGCGCTCGGCACGGAGAAAAACCTCTTTGAATCGGCTGGTGGCCGCGAAGAGTTTGTCGAGACGATGGTCCAGCGTGGACACTCCGAAGAGGACGCCGGTCGGCTGTTCGACTTTCTCGCAGATGTCGAGAAACTCGGCCCCGCAGAGGCAGTTGCGAAATTCAATACGCAGACACAGACACATGAAATGACACAACAGAACACATCCGGCGGCCAGCCTGACGACGCGACGAAGTGGCGGCAGTTCAAGGCCTGGCTCACTGGCTCCGGCGGCGGTGGCGACAGTGTCCCAGAGCCGACTGGCGCAGGCTTCGAGAAGGCTGCCACTGTCACGGCGGACGTCCTCAAAGAAGGGCGACCGCTAAACAGCGACAATCGCGAGCGGTTGATGGCAGCGCACGACGCCATCGAGGCGGCGCTGGCGTCGGACATGGACGCGGAGACGTACCAGACGAATCGCTTTACAGACGACTCTCGCTTCGACTTCGACATCTCGGCCTACGAGGAGGAGAAGGGTGACGACTACGACGACAAGTCGAAGGCCCAGCGGGCCACCGAGAAACTCACCGAAGAGCAGGCGACACTCGTTATGGAGGCGGTCGAGGAGTTCGAACGCAGCCAGGGCGAGGCGCCGTTCACCGACTTTCGAGAGTGGGCCTGGCAGAAGTGGGACGACTGGGACACGGACAAATCCTTTGCTGTGGATACGGCACTCGATGAGTTTCGCACGTGGACGCGAGAGATGCACGACGAACAGCCAGTCACGGGCGAGTTCGTGGACTGGCTCGGAGATGAAGCAAACACAGACATCAACATGACAGACGACAACCCCGACGCGGAGAAAGTGGAAGCGCTCGAAAAGCGAATCGACGAGCTCGAAGAGGAACTGGCAGAGAAACACGACGGCGGTGACGGTGGCAGTGGTGGCGGCGAGAATGCCGAGAAAGACGAGCGAATCAAGGAACTCGAAGAGCGCGTCGAGAAACTGTCCGCCGAGAGTGCGGCGACGGACCAGCTGGGCGGCGGCGATGCGGCGGTATCGGCAGAGAAGACAGCAATCGAGGCGGAACGGGAGGTGTTTACCAGATGAGCGCAAGCGCAGACAACGGCACGTTCAAGATGAGCGACGGTCGCACACTCACACGCGAGCAGACGGTCAGTGCGATTCGCAACAAAAACTCACAGGTCATCAAGGAGATCGCCACGGGCGACTTTGACGACGGTGGGAAACTCAACCGCCAGCAGTTCGCAGAGTTCTACCGCGAAGTCATCGACGTCTCGAACATCCTCGACCAGGTCCGCCGGGTTCCGGTCGACGGCCCACAGAGCCAGATTGACCGCATCGGCGTCGGCGAACGCCTGCTTCGAAGCGTCGGCGAGGGCGAACGCGTCGAAGATAAAGAGGTGGACACGTCGAAGGTCGACATCGACGTCGAAAAGGTTGGTTTTGGCTGGGACCTGACCCGCGAGACCGTCGAAGACACCATCGAGTACGAAAACACGGCGGAGGTCATCCTGATGCAGTTCACCGACCAGTACTCCTTCGACCTGGAGGCGCTCGGTTTCGGTGGTGGGCTGGATGACCTCGTCGCCGAAGACGCGGACTTCTTCGACATTCAGGACGGTTGGTTCGCCAACGCGGCGGCGGACGGGGCCGAAGTGCTTGACGCATCTGCCGAGGGCATCCTTCTGAATGAGGACGTCCTCTTCGACATGACCTACGTCCTTCCCGACAAGTACGTCCAGGCCACGGAGCCGGCGTTCATGGCCCACCCCAAGCAGCTCATCGCCTATCGGCAGTCACTCGCCGACCGCGAGACGACGCTCGGTGACGAGATGCTCGAAGGTGCGCGCATCCCGACTCCGACGGGCTATCCGATTATCGGCTCCTCGGCAGTTCCGGTCGACCGCGTCATGTTCACCGACCCGATGAACCTGGCGTTCGCCCCACACCGCGATGTGCGCGTCGACGTCACGACGGAGTCCGAGAAGGTCATCAAGAACGATCTCTTCGCGCAGTACGCGATGACCTCGCGCGTCGACTTCCCGGTCGAGCAGGGCGAGGCCGTGGCGGTCGTCGAGGGTCTCGACGTACCCGACGAAGACGCACTCACTTACGACTACACCGGGGCCTAAGTGACCGATGGCGCGCATCCGCCACAGGCCTGAAAACTCTCCAAGTCGCTACCGTGGTGTTGGTGTGAGTACAGAACCCGGCGAGGTTGTTGAGGTCGGCGAAGAAACAGCCGAGCATCTGCTCAGCAAGCCGTGGTTCGAACTCGTTGATGCGAACTCGGTTGAGGACGACGACGATGGCGATGACTTGGGCCAACTGACGAAAGACGAGCTGCTCGAACTGGCACGCGAGGAAGACATCACGGGGCGTTCCTCGATGACCAAATCGGAACTCATCGCCGCGCTCGAAGCCGAGGGTTAATATGCCAGTTGACGTCAGTCACGTCCGCGACGAACTGAGCTTCGACGAGCGGAGTCTCGGGCTTTCCGACTCGGAGTTCAATGAACTCATCGGCCGACTCATCAAACGTGAGGTTGAGCGCGTTGAGGATGTGGTGAACGTCTCACTCGAATCGAAGACAGTCACAGAAACGCTCGAACGCCCATCAGGCGTGCAGACGTTCGACCTCCCGCTCCCGAAGCGCCCCGTGACGGATGTGTCGAGTGTCGACGTGGACACAGACCGCGTCGGGGGGCCGGGGGTTGGCGTCGAGGATGTCATCGTCCACGAGACGCATCTTGAGCTGAAGCCCGATGCAGACCGTTCTCGATGGCCGACCGAACGCCGGTCAGTCACTGTCGAGTGGACGCATGGCTACGGCGAGAGTGTGGACGTGCCCGGCCCCATCCAAGCGGCGATTATCGGACTTGTCCGGTCGGGGCTTCAGGAGATCGAAGCCGACGGCATCGAAAGCGAGTCCATCAGCAACCAGTCAGTGACTTACGAGCTGCGCGACGACGTGATTCGTCGCCACCTCCAACGCGCCCAGCGCTTCGACGAACCGACGTATTACGGCGGCGCGATGGTGGTTTGATGCGCCAGCGAACGCAGACACATCTCCCGAACCGGGCAACGCTCTCCGAACCGGCGTCGTCGTCGGCCACGGGGACGGACGCGCTCAAAGCGAGCGGTGGGCCGGAGGTCGTCGACGAAGGCGTCCCCTGTCGCTTCGAGCCACAGTCGACAAGCCGGGAACACGTCGAGGCT